CTCCAGTGCGCCACGCAGCATTTCTGGTGCGTTTTACCATATTGGCGAGTCTCTTGGGCTCAATATGGATACCGTCGCAATTAACGAACTGGAAAGTACGTGGTGGACGCCTGGTAACGAGTTTTTTGACTTCGAGACAACTGACAGCACATCAGCACTGGAAGTGCTTCAGAAGGTCGCTAATGCCGGGAAAAGCTATTTCCTTTTGTCAGATGGACTGGCGTCTGTTGCACGTGAGGGGGTTAAAACGTGGACGGGCATTATTAGCCCTCAGGAGATGACGGAGGATCTTCAAACTGCGTTTGTAGCCCCATCTGCAGATGATTATGACGGTGTTGATGTGACATACATCAATGGCACGACATGGGCAGAGGAAACAGTGCAGTGCCGGACTGCTGACAATCCAACCCCTGTAAAAATCGAAGCCTATACCCTCGACGGCGTACTTGACCGCAACCGTGCTTATCAGATTGGCATGCGGCGCTTGATGAAGTATCGCCGACAGCGCCTGACGTTTACGACCACCACTGAACTCGATGCGCTCTGCTACAACGTAGGTGATCGCATTGTGCTGACCGATGATATACCAGGCAGCAAGACGATTTCATCACTGGTTGAGGCAATGAGCACGGTAGACGATGTGACGACATTCACCGTCACCGAACCTCCTGACTGGTCATTTGAAAATCCGCGGGCGATTCTGCGTTACCAGGATGGAACAGCTTCCGGACTCATGGTGGTGACGAAAGCAGGGGATTACGGTCTGTCTGTTCCACACCTTGCTGAGTTCGACAACATCATTATCGGTGATCCTGCAATTGAACCTCCCCGTTTAATTTTCTGTGATTCATCCAGTACCGGCTATAACGTCATCGTTTCAGAAGTCGCCCCGCAATCTGACGGCACATGTCAGATAACAGCAAAAGAATACCGCGATAGTTTTTACGACTACGACAGCGCTATTTATCCAGGCAACGTCGCATAACAACAATTTTCCCCAAATAAACCCGCTTCGGCGGGTTTTCTCATTTATGAGGCTCCAATGACCACTTATAACACCGGCAATCCGATCGGTTCCGCTGCTGCACAGGATTTGTATGATAATGCCCAAAATCTTGATCACAGGGAGAATGATCTTGAAAATGAAATCTGGCCTGACCGTCTTGGGGTACCACGTCTAACATGGCATGGAATTGAAAAGCAGAATCAGAGAGCTATTGCGGGATATGGATGGATTCTGATTAATTCGTTTCAGAGCGGTGCAACTCTCAATCTGCCGAACCAGGTATTAAAAGATGAGGCTAGTGGTGAGTATTATCGCTGGGACGGGGATTTTGGAACTTCAGGAAAGGTAGTGCCTTCTGGCTCTACTCCATCATCAACCGGTGGCATTGGTAAAGGTGCTTGGCTGAGCGTTGGTGATGCTGTTTTGCGTAGCCAGTTAGCCTCTGATGACGGTTATACATTAACCCCAAGCATCAACGTCATAAATTCAGTTGTGCCAGTTGAGCTTTTCAGAACTTCAGGATTAACAGATCAGCAGGTGGTGCAGGCGGCAAATAACTATGCAGCATCAGTTGGTCGAGCCCTCCTGTTTCAGTCTGGGGTGATTTATGAGGTTGTTACGCTGAATTGCACCTGCGAATGGCGCGGGCCAGGAATCATAAAACGCAAAGCAGGCGTATCATCAACCCTCATCAACATGGCGTCTGGGGCGCGAATTACAGGGAGGATGACCATTGACGGCAACAGTGCAAACTGTACTGGTTCAGCGTCAAACGTGGTTATGAATGGGGTCAGCGGATGCCTGCTCAGTGACTTCTCTTCCATCAATGCCTGCGGCCACAACATTGAGATTAATAACTCTGTTTACAGTGATACCCGCCTGCCAAACAAAGTAAAAAATGGTGTGATTAACGGCGCTGCCATAGGTCACGCTATCAGTCTATACAATGCTGCTAACGAAGTTCTTGAAGACCTTGAACTCTTGAGTTGCGGAGATGGATTTAATGCATCTGGCTCCACTAGATCAATCAGACCATTAGTGCTGAGAAATGTTAATGCAAGGAAGAATAGGAATAACGGGTTTGTTACTAACTTCATATCAACAGCTGATACGCCAGTTTATGACATGGTTAAGCTGAGTGATTGCTTTGCAAGGGAGAATGGATTTAACGGGTTTGCCATACAAAGTCATTATACGAGTCTATCAAACTGCCATGCGTACAAGAATGGAACCACGAAGGATCATCAGGGATTCCTGTTTAATGCTGATGGAATAACCTTTAGCAGCCTTATCTCTTTCCAAAACAAAGGCGTAGGATTCGATTTTGGTGACTGTCGTAAGTGTGCGGGTTCAGGTCTGTTTGCTGAATCAAACGGATGGCATGGTCTTGAAATAAACTCCTGTGAGGGCATTGCTATCTCTGGTGTTGTACTGAATGATAGCTTCAAAGGGCAAGTTGATGGAGCGCTTCAGGCCGCCCTTATTATTCATAAAGGCAACGGTGGCTATCCATTCCCTGGTGACAGCAAAAATATCTCACTTAGTGCGGTAACTATCGGCAGTGGTGAGGGGCAGCGTTATGCAGTATATGTTGACGCCGATTCTTATGATGTCACTATTAATGGGGTTTCCTGCCCAAGAGCTGCATTACTGGATGATATTGTTACTGCATCACCAAACGTAAGAATCAAAGGGCAGAATACGCGGTGGGATCCTATGGGGAGTGCTCGTGCCTCAATTTCTTCCAATGTCATTGGCATTCCAAGCGTTGCTGATACTGTCCAGGTTAACGGAACGGGAAGCGTAGTAACGATAAACATTCTTAATGGTGGTACTTACATAAAAGACAGGTATGTTAGAATTATGTCTGTAAATGGAATGACTCTTGAGAACACAGGCGGATCTGGAGGAAACCTGTATCTTGGTTCACCTATCGTTCTCGGTGCTGGTGATTCAGTGCGGCTCTGGTCAGATGGCTCTGGGGGATGGAAAAGGGCATAAGCAGTTTAATTTGCCTGTCGATCGCTAAAGTGTAGAATAGAGCATCTTAGCGATCGACATCCAAAAGAAACAGTTTAAATGAGAAAACTAAAATCAATACAAGCTCTTAGGGCTATTGCTGCAATATTGGTCGTAATAGATCATATCTTTTCACGAGTCGAGGGGCTTAACCCTGGCTCTACACTGTTCAGTGCGGCGGCATATCACTATCTTGGTGAGATTGGTGTTCAGGTTTTCTTTTGCATCAGCGGTTTCATTATGGTACACACCTCAAATGGCAATGGTGGATTATCAGATGCAGTTCTTTTCTTAAAGAAAAGAGCAATTAGAATTTACCCTATCTACATTATAACGCTGCTCTCATTCGTTGCTGCTGTAAAATATTTCGCAACATCATATAATATAAATTTCTGGGTTGATGTTTCAGATTCAAATGTTTTAAAAAGGTTATTCTTAATGCCTACTTTCATTTATGATAATGGATGGAATAACATTTTAATGCAGTCATGGACTTTAGTTTATGAAGTGTATTTCTACGTGGTGTTTGCCTTGTGTATGATGTTAGTACCTACAAAATACATATCATTACTTGCATCAATGTTTATAGTGTCAGTAATGGTAATTGTAGTTTCTTTTGGTACAAGGGAAGATTCAAATACGTCCACGTACATACTAAATGTTTTGGGAAGTAAGAATTTATTGTTCTTTGTTTTTGGAATGATCGTATCTTTTGCTGAGAAAAGCGTTATCAGCAAATTAAGAATAATTAATAATAGCGCTCTGTTTTATTCATTGTCAGTGACTCTTATTTTAGCATCCATCATGCTAACAGATTATGTATCAGTATACGGGATAAGCATTTCCATATTGGCTCTTATGTATATTTCAACTGTTGTGGAAATTAATGGTGATAGACCTATAAACAAATTAATGGTATTCCTTGGTGAAGCATCATATAGCCTATATCTTGTTCATATATTTGCTTATATAGCATCCCCTTATTTTAATAACTTCGCACTTAATAATAATCTTTACTGTTCACTGCTTTCACTGGCTGCAATTGCCACAGGATGTATCGTGCATGTTCTCATTGAAAAGCCAATTGTAGACATTCTGAACAAAAGTTTGATTAAGAAGAGAGTTGCTAATGCTTCTGCTTAGAGCGCTATTCTGAATGGTCAAGCGCATCATCGACGATGCGCAGGCAGATGGGCTTGATGATTATGCCGCGCTTAATTACTGCGATGAAGCTGGGTATTGTGAAACGGGTTGGAGCTACGCAAAACAGGGGTGATTTGGGGGCAAATTTGGGGGCAAAACCATACTTGGGGGCATATTTGGGGGCAGCAAGATGTACGTTATTGTCTGTTATTCTCCGGTTGGTCGCTTATGTAAGCTTTTGATATTGATGTAAATATATGTTTTTAAAATGTTTTGGATTAGAACAGCATAATTTTTAAGGTTTTTAGATTCGATCTGCAAAGTGTATCGCACTTACACCTGCTTCGTAAAAATGTCTGCGGGTAAGTGCTGATATTGTCAGCGCATTTGATGCTTTTTGAGCAATGCCCTTAATTGATGGTAGGTCAGGCCCAGCAGTTCAGCCGCTCGTTTCTGGTTATATTTCGCCTGCTTCAGGCTCTGCTCAAGCAGCTGTTGTTCCTGTTCGTGCTGGAACTGCCGTAAATCGAGCG